TACAGCGGCGAAGCCGGCAAGGTGCTCAAGGTCAAAGGCGCCGAGGATGGCGTGGAGTTTGTCACCGAGAGCGCGGCCAGCGGCGTGTTTTGGGCCGTCCCCTACAAGGGCGCCCTGGTCGATCTGGCCAGCGCCATCACCGCGGTCAACGCCAGCGCCGGCTACACGGTGGTCTGGGACACCGAGGTGCGCGACACCGACGCCTTCGTCAACCTGGGCGTCAACGCCACGCGCATCACCATCCCGACCGGTTTCAGCCTGGCGCGGTTTGCGGCCAGCATCGTGGTGAACAACCTCACCGCCGATGAGACCCTCACCGTTAAGATCCTCAAAAACGGCGTCGCCCTGGCTGATTCGAGGATGGACACCGAGATCGGCCAGACCACGCGAGCCATCCAGGTGACCACGCCGGTGATCAGCGTGAGCAACACCGACTACTTCGAGGTGCAGATCACCACCGAGGCGGACACCAACATCGATGTCGCCGCCGACAGCTGGTTCCAGCTGGAGATCATGGAGACCACCGACGGCGGCAACCCGCCCTACGACGTGGGCATGTTCTACAGCGGCAAGCCTGGCAACAGCCAGGAGGTGCTGCGCCTGGAGGCAACCCGCGGCTTTACCATCCCCGACAGCGCCACCGGCTCCAACGCCCTGGCGCGGGTGGCGAGCACCGGCAGCGTGACCTTTAGCATCAAGCGCAACGGCACCGAGTTCTGCACGGTCAACTTCAACGCCAGCGCCGCCGGCACTTTCACCCAGACCGGTGACGAGACCTTCGTCGAGGACGATGACCTGACCATCGTGGCGCCGGCCACCGCCGACAGCACGCTCGAGGACATCTCCATTTTCCTGAAAGGCACGAGGACAACCTGATGGCACTACTTCTGATGCAGGGCTTTGATGATTTCGGGGCCGTCAGCCAACTGGCCCAGGACCAATACCTCACCGGCGGGACCACCAACGTCACCCTGCAGACCGGGCGCATCGATGGCAAGTGTCTGCGCCTGGACGGTAGTGGCGCGAGCAACCAGAACCTGATCCTGGAGAGCGCCAGCAACGACACCTACTACATCGGCTTCGCCTTCAGGCCCGAGGTGAGCCTGACGTCGGGCGTCTTTATGCGCATGTACAGCGGCACGACGGTACATAACAGCCTGGCGTTCGGCAGCGGTGATGCGATCGGCGTCTATCGCAGCACCACGACCCTCCTGGGCACAACCAGCAACAGCCTCACCGTCGGCGCCTGGAACTACATCGAGGTCAAGATCAAGATCAGCAACACGGTCGGCACCGTTGAGGTGTGGATCAACGGCGAGAAGGGCCTGGACCTGTCCAGCCAGGATACGCTCAACGGCACCGCGGCGGCGGAGATTACCAGCATCAACCTCGACGCGGCGTCGATTACCTACTGCGAGTACGACGACATCTATGTCGGCGATACCAGCGGATCGGACATGACCGACCGCCAGGGCGACTGCCACATCACCATGGTCACGCCGAACGCCAACGGCAACCGCAACAACTTCACCCGCGTCGGTGGTGGCAGCAACAACTACGAGGCCGTCGACGATGGCGCCACCCCCGACGACGACACCACCTACAACCATTCGAGTACCGCGACCGACGGCGAGCTCTACGGCTGCACGGCGATGAGTGGCAGCGTCGATACCGTGCTGGGCGTCCAGGTGCGCGCCCGGGTGCGCAAGGAGGACGCCGGCAACCGGCTGATCAACCTGATTTGTCGCAACAATGTGACCGAGGTCGACAGCGCCCAGCTGGGCCTGGCCGACAGCTACACCTGGAAAAGCAAAATCTATGAGAACGACCCGGACGGCGGCGGCAACTGGACCGAGACTGATGTCAACGCCATGGAGGTGGGCCTGGAGATCGGCACTTGAGCACCTACACCCAAACCTGGAGCGGGCAGACCACCGGCGCCAACTCGACCACGCACACCAATCGCTACGCCAGCGAGACCTCGATCAGTGTCGAGAACCCGGCCATCGGCGAGCAGGACAGCCGGGTGCTACGCTTTTCCACCGGCGACAGCGGCATCCAGCTACAGTCGATGGACGCCGTCGACGGTGATGCTAACCGCGCCAACTGCGAGATCGTCGGCCGCTTCCAATGTGCCAGTGATGACGATAACCAGGCCTATCTGATCGGGCGGGCCTCGGGCTCCGGCACCAGCGAGACGTTCTACTACTGCGGCATCCGATCGACCGGCGTGTTCAACATCGGCCGCTACAACGCCGGCACCTTCAGCAACATCGCCGACGGGCCGAATGTGGACGCCGCCGGCGGCTGGTTCGATCAGTTCTTCGACACCTTCAACTTTGTGCCGACTGACGAATGGCTATACATGCGGCTGCGCATCAACGGCACCGGCGCCACCGTCACCCTGCAGGCCCGCATCTGGAGCCAGCACCAGCTGGAGCCGACCACCTGGGACATCGACACCACCGACACCAGCGGCTCGAGGATCACCGCGGCCGGCTGGGTCGGCGTGGGCCGACTGGTGCACACCGGCAACGTCTACTGGGATGCGATGGGCGTGGGCACTAACGGGGATGCGGCCCCGATCCCGACCTCGACAACGCCGGTGCGCGTGACCGCCGCCGACGGGCAGGTGCTCTACAAGCCAACGATCGGCGCGGCCCGCGTGACCGCCGTCGACGCCATGGTGCTCTACAAGGTGGCCGGCCCGCGGGCCCAGACCGTGGTACCGATCATCACAACAAGCTACGACTGATGGACCCAGAACAAAACCTATCGGAACACAAGTTCCTGCACGACCGCCTCGAGCGCATCGAGCTCAAGATGGACCGCCTGGTCGAGGCCGTGACCAACATGGCCCGGCTCGAGGAGCGCCTCGGCTCCCTCCTGGTCCAGAACGAGCGCATCGACGTCGAGTACCACGCCCTGGAGAAGCGGGTGCAGTCCTTGGAGCAGAACGTCACCGCGAACCGGGTCAGCACCGGCTGGACCGAGCGGTTCATCTGGCAGACCCTCGGCCTGGTAGGCGCCGCCATGGTCGGCGCCTTGACGGTGTACTGGCAAGCCAAGGAGGCGATCAACCCCGGCTCCATGTTCCACCCCTTCACCCACGAGCACCACTCTCACGAGGAGCGTGAGCCATGACCGTCACCCTGGAGCCGGCCGACGTGAAGCTGATCGTCGTCCATTGCAGTGCCACCCCGCCGGAGATGGACATCGGCGCCAAGGAGATCCGCGGCTGGCATGTGGACGCCAACGGCTGGTCGGACATCGGCTACCACGGCGTGATTCGCCGCGATGGCACCTTCGAGCGCGGCCGACCGCTGCACAAGCGCGGCGCGCACGCCAAGGGCTACAACAGCATCAGCTGGGGCCTGTGCCTCGTAGGCGGCACCAGGAGCGGCGATGACACCCGCCCGGAGGCCAACTACACCCCCGAGCAGTTCGAGGCCCTGTGGGCCACCCTGGACGCCTGGCGCACGCTTGCGCCGACCGCCCACACCTGCGGGCACCGGGACCTGGACAGCACGCACCAGGCCCTGAAGGCCTGCCCCAGTTTTGACGTCAGGGAGTACTACCTGGCACACCGCCTACGGCGGTAACCCGAGCACCTCCGGCCTTGCCTGGACCAAGGCCGAAGTGCAGCGGGTCGGTTTGCGGTAGGTGGCTTCCGCAGATCGGCCCGTTTTTTTTGCCCGAAATTCGCTCGCTCTATAAGGTACAAATGTGGTACAATGGAACCACGATAAGGGGCAAAGCCCACCAGCAACCAGGAGAACCGCACAATGACCTATCAGTTCCACACCCTTGGCGAGCTGCGCGAGTGGCTCAATCAGTTCCAAAGCACTGACCTCGGCGCCATCTGCGTCGAGACCCGCGAGCGCGACTACATCACCTTGACCTGGAAGGTCGAGGCGCTATCGGACGGCAGCGAAGTGACCACCGTCGAGCTCAGTTAACCCTGCAACACCCAGGAGAACCGCCATGAGCAACAGCGAAACCCGCGTCTACACCGAGAAGGCCCACGAGGCCGCTGAGCGCAACATCGCCGAGATCAAGAACCGGCTGAACATCCTCCAGCAGGCCCTCAACGAATACGAGCAGCTGGATCCCAGCGAGATCCACTGGGGCCACGTCGGCGACCTCGCCTACGGCAACAACGGCCTCAAAGAGCTGGTCGAGTTTTACACCGGCAAGGAGGGCTGAGCCATGACCAAGAACCAGATCATCACCAGCATCGCCCGCCAGGTCCTCGACCTCGAGACCCTGGATACGCGGCTCAGCGACAGCCTGGACTTCAGCGAGCAGGCCGTGTGGAACATCCGCGAGGCCCTGGAGCTGGCCTACCAGGCCGGCATCAACGAGAAGGAACGCGAGATCCAGGCCCTGATTGCCGAGAGCGAAGGAGAACCGACATGACCCTCAAGCACACCGTCAGCACCCGAGAATACCAACTCGCCCATGGCAAGAAACCCCGCGGCCGAGGCACCTGGCATTTCCGCTTCAGCGTCGGGGTCGGCCACGAGTGGGACGAGGAGCTGTGGGTCGCCCGCGGCGACCGTTACTACAGCGATGCCAAGAAGCAAGCGATCCAGCACGCCCAGGCGCACGGCTGGATCAAGATCGAAGTCGCGCCATAACAACCAGGAGAACCAACCATGAAAAGCAAGTACAAGATCACCATCAAGTTCTGGGACGAGCACGACCGGCTGGTGTACCTACGCCTGCCGGCGAATACCTCGTTCCATTTTCTGACCGGCGACGGCGGCATCAGCGAGGACATGATCGACCAGGTCTACGCCTCGGTGAACTGGAAGGGCATGGAGCCCGGCAGCCTGCCCATGCTGGTGCTGCCCGAGCGCTTCGGCTTCGGCCATCGCCCAGCCAAGGGGGTGCACTGATGGCCATCGACACCAGCCTGGACCGTGACCTGCCGCTGGAGCAACGCGAGAAGCCGTGCGATGCCTGCGGCCAGCCGGCACACTTCAACACCTACTGCGGCGCGTGGATTTGCGACAGCTGCGGTAAGCACCACGGCTTCGCCCGCTGCTACTGCGGGTGGAGCCTCTCAGGCCGTAACGGCCGCGTCGAGCTCGAGGAGCTGGGCGAAACCATCGATGACACCTACTGAGGAGAACCCACATGGCAAAGCGTAAGCAAGCAAAGAACAAGGGCCCATGCCGCATGGACGGCTGCAGCGACGACGCGGTGGTGATGGGCCTGTGCAGCCCCTGCTACAGCTGGCTGCACTACTGGCAGCGCAAGACACCCGCCCAGGTACTCAAGCGCGTCGACGCGCTGGAGAAGGCCGAGCGCCGCATGGCCACCATCATGCCCAGTCGCGTGAGCCGCATGCCCAAGAAACGGAGGGCCTCACGATGACCATGAGCATGCGAGAGTTCCAGCGCAACGAGCTGGCGGGCGACTTCGGCATGCGCGAGCTCACCCCCGGGGAGTGGGGGTGCTTCGCCGGCGCCGTCGGCGATGCCCGGATCACCGAGGTGCTGCTCTACGGCCGCATCGACGCCGAGCTCATCCTCGACGACGAGAGCCTGGAGCTGCACTGGATCTACCCCGAGGGGCCGATGTCCGCACCGGACCCGGGCGACCGCACGCGCTGCTACCAGTGGGACAGCGAGAACCGCTTGGAGCGCGAGCTCATGGCCGCCCTGGTGATCACCAAGTCGACCGAGCCCACCCTGGGCCTGACCCAGGAAGGCCTGATCGAACTCGGCTGGGAGCGGATCATATGAACAGCACCCGACCCACAGCCCCGACCAGCAACATGCACTACCTCGACGGCTTCCTCGACGCCATCTACAGCAACGACGAGCTGCCCGACGGCGCCTGGATGCAGATGATGATCGACAGCGTCCGCGATCACTGGGACATCGACGACGGCCTGGCCCACGACGCGGTGATGACCTTCCTGGACTGGAAGTGCGACCAGCGCGAGGGCAAGTTGTGAGCCCGTTCGATCGGGCCTGGGAGGAGTTGATGCAGGCCGTTCGCGGCCTGCACGCCTTCTCCACCGGACCCGTCATCCCCGGCCGGCCGGTCAACATCGAGGTCGAGACCCAGCACCTTTACCACGCCGCGGAGCGACTGCGGCGCGCACTCAAACAGGAGAGATCTATGACGCAAGACAAAACCTTGGTCCGCACCGTGACCCTGACCTTCCACGCCGAGACCCCGGAGGCGGTCGACAAGGCCCGCAACGTGTTCGGCGACTACCTCGACATCGGCGCCGAGCTGCACAACCAGGCCAAGCGCCTGCTGCAGGCCGTCGGTGGCGATGTCGCCGGCGTGACCGTCCAGGTGGAGGAACAGTAGATGAACCCCGACCGCGAGCGCACCAAGGCCCTGATCGCCGGCAACGACCCCGACCAGGAGCCGCTGACCCTCGAGCGCCCCGACCAACAGGACGACGGGCGCTGGCGCGGGCCACGCGGCACCAGCATCGACTGCTGGATCCGCGAGCTCGAGCGCATCATCGGCCTGCTCGAGGAGCGCGAGCAAGGGCGGTACAAGACCGACCTGGCCACGGCCTGGCGCATGGACTGCCTGAACGACATGCTCGCCTGTTTGAGGTACAACGAGCGGGCCATTTAATGGGGTGCAACGCGGGTGCATTTGACCCCGCAATGGACTACAATGGTACCCGCCCCAAAAACGTATAGGAGGCAACGATGTACAAGCCATTACACCAAGCCGGACCATCGCATGCGATCGGCCTGCACCTGCTCCATTACCGCCGCAACATCTCCCAGGTGATGGTGCGCCTACCGCGCACCGTGATGAGCACCACCGGGTGGACCGTCGGCGACCGCGTCAAGATCGAGTACGACGAGCACCACGAGCGGCTGCGCCTGACCCGCTGCCGCAAGGGCGAGTTCAAGATCGGCGGCAAAGGCAAGAGTCGGTCGGGCGACCAGGCCGAGGGCCGGGTGCGCTACGTCGCGCACGAGGGCCGGCCGACGCTGCGCGAGACCTTCGTCACCGAGAAGTGGACGCACCGCAGTACCGACGACGCCATCATCATCAACGTGAAGGACAAGATGGAGATCAACGCATGAACGACAACCAAGCCACCGCCCTCACCGTCATCCAGGAGATGGCCAACGACAAGCGCGCCGCCGGCCGCTATAACAACGCCCGCATCAACAAGGAGCTCAAGTTCCGCCAGGAGTGTCACTACGCCCTGGAGATCGTCCAGGGCAACAAGAAACTGCAGCAATGCACGCCGCAATCGGTGCGCACCTGCATCGAGGACACCGCGCTGCTGGGCCTGACGCTAAAACCGGCGCTGGCGCACGCCTACCTGGTGCCGCGCTACCTCAAAAAGCAGGGCGTCATGATCTGCACGCTCTACACCAGCTGGCGAGGCCTGAAAGTGGCCGCGCAGAAGTGGGGCGGGCTGCTTGACATGACCGCGCAGGTCGTCTACGCCAACGAGCCGTTCAAGATGACCGCCGGCACCAACCCCAGCGTCGAGCACACCATCATCAGCAACCACGCCGCCCGGGGGCCGATCATCGGCGCCTACTGCGTCGCCTACATGAGGAGCGGCATCACCCTGGTCGAGTACATGGACCGGGACCAGATCGAGCGCGCCCGAGCGGTGAGCGAGGCCAAGGACAGCCAGTTCAGCCCCTGGATAAACTGGCCGGAGGAGCAGTCACGCAAGACCGTCGTGAGGCGAGCGGCCAAGCACTGGCAAGGCCACCCCGAGATGCAGAGCAGCCTGGGGATCCAGAACAAGTATGAGGGCCTGGGCGAGGCGGTCGACGACGAGGAGGACAGCGTCATCGTCGGCGAACTGGTCAGCGAGGACGACACGCTGGCGATCCACGCGATGCTCACCGACAACGGCTGTGACGCCGACAAGGTGATCGGTCGCATCTGTCGCGTGATGGGCCTGGAGACCCTCGAGCAGATGACCAGCAACCGGCTACCCGAGGCGAAGGACTACGCCCAGATGGCCATCGCCGCGAAGCAAAAGCAATGAGCGCCTGGAAGCGCGAGCCGCCGGACCCCCGGATCCCCGGGGTGGCCTTTCGCAAAGGCGCGGTGGTCGCGATCCTCAGCATCGACGACGGCGTCTGGCATTTATCGATCAGCTGCAAGGACCGCTACCCGCGCTGGCGAGAGCTGCATGACGCGAGGTACCAACTGGTGCCTGATGAGGCGACAATGGCGCAGATCCTGCCACCCAAGGCGCAGTACGTGAACGTGCACCCGAACACCTTCCACCTGTGGCAGATCGGCGGGCCCAAACCCACCATCGAACAGGCCAGCAAGCTCTACAGGAGAACCGTATGAACCAAGGAACCCTCGAGTGGCATCTCGAGCGCCTCGGCGCCGTGACCGCCAGCAACTTCCAACGCGTGCTGGGCAGCTGCGCGGCGCGCAACAGCTACTACATGGAACTGATGGAAGCCAGGCGGGCGATCGCCGGCGGCCTGGACAAGGCCACCGCCTACGTCGAGGCGAAGGCCTTCGAGACGGCTGCGACCGCCTGGGGCACCGCGCACGAGGACCAGGCGCGGGCGGCCTACGAGCTGAAGTACGATCGCGACATCGAGCAGGTCGGCTTCATCCGCCACCCCGACGACTACTGGATCGGCTGCAGCCTGGACGGGCGCAACCACGAGATCACCATCGAGATCAAGTGCCCCTACAAGCTGGAGAACCACATCAAGACCGTGCGCGGCGGCATGCCCACCGCGCACATCGCCCAGGTCCAGGGCGGCCTGTGGATCGCCGACCGGGCGGCCTGCGATTTCATCAGCTACCACCCCGACTACAAGGCCCAGCCGTTGTACGTGGAGCGCATCGTCCGCGACGAGCGCTACATCGCCGCGCTGGCCGACAAAATCCAAAGCTTCGCGACAGCACTGGCCGCCGGCCGGCCGTTGCCCGAAGATGATCCTGCGCCGGACACCGTGCCGACGCTTTTTTAACCAGCAACCAGGAGAACACCCATGAGCGAAGTTCAGCAACTTTTTGAAGTTACTCCCAAACAACAACTGGCCACCTACGCGGTCACCCGCGTCGCGAGCGACCCGACGGTGGTCGCCGAGCTCGAACGCTTAAATGGGCTGCTGATTCAGGCCGCCCGCGTCCCGGCCGAGATCCCCGACCAGGGGACCTACGCCAAGGCCGGCGATCTGCTCAAGCTGATCAAGGCCAGCCGCAAGAAGCTCGACGAGTACCGCAAAGGCCTGACCGGGCCGGTCGACCGGGCGCTGAAGGCGGTCAACAAGTACTTCCGCGAAGCCGCCTTCACCGAGATCGACGAGGCCGAGAGCGAGATCAAGGCCAAGATGGGCGACTGGTACCGCGCCGAGGAGCAAAAGCGCCAGGAGGCGGCGCGTCTGGCCGCCCAGGAGGCCGAACGCCAGGCACTGGAAGCTGCACAAGCCCTCGAGGCCAGCGGGCAGGAGGCAGCCGCTGAGGCGGTCGTCGAGCAGGCCATCGAGACCAGCGAGGCCGAGGCCAAGGCGGCCAAGCTGGGGCCGACCCGCGGCGACCACGGCAGCACCACGAGTGCGCGCAAGGTCTGGAAGTGGCGCGTTGCCGACAAGACCCAGGTGCCGATGGAGTACCTGACCGTCGACAAGCTGTTGGTCAACCAGGCGGTGAAGGCGGGCGTGCGCGAGATCCCAGGCCTGGAGATCTACGAGGACGTCCAGGTGGCGATACGATGAGCGTGCGCACCCGGGAGTGCCGAAGCTGCGGCGCGACGGTGGTGTGGATGGTGACCGGCCGGGGGCGCAACATCCCGGTCGACGCCGACAGCGTGGACGAGGCCGAGCTGGAGTTCGACGAGGTCACCGGCCTGCCGCTGTTCCACTACGGCGAGCACCAGTCGCATTTTGAGACCTGTCCTGACGCCAAGGACTGGAGGCGCCGCGAGTGAACCCGGTCCTCCAGGAGGCCCGCAAGATCGCCAGGGCCCTCGGTCGTCGCAAGCGGTACGTGACGGCCGACGACGTCTACCGGGAGCTCATCGACCGGGGCAGAAACCCGGCCGATTTGGGCCCCGCTGCTGGATCCATTTTCAGAGATCAGGCATGGTTATCGACCGGCCAGTGGAAGCGATCCGACAGAGTGAGCAACCACCGTCGGAAGATAAGAATCTGGAGGTACCAACCCTGATACGCATAGCCACCATCAGGACAGAGCGAGGCGGCCGACCGGGCCGCTTCGACCGTTGTGCCATTGACGAAATTGGATGTTTTTTGACCAGCAAAGGAGAACCGATGGCCTACAAGCTCGTGGACGACGTGATCGAAACCTGCGGCGTCCTGACCCCCACCGAGAAGCTGACCCTCATCGCCATCGCCAAGCACGCCAAGAAAGGCGAGACCACCGCCTGGCCCTCCAACGAGCGCCTGGCCCTCCTCACCGGGATCCATCAGATCACCATCAGCAAGACCCTGACAGCCCTGGCCAAGAAGGGCTTCATCACCAGGGAAAAAGACCCCAAAACCAAGAACGCAACCGGCCGCATTTTGGCCATCAACAGCGACCGATTGACCCCCGAGGAGGTTAGCCCAGGGCTAAGGTCCTCACCCCCCGAAAGTGGGGGAGGAGGTAAGCGTACGGCTAAGGAGGGGTTAGCGTACGGCAAAGGAGGGGTTAGCGTACGGCTAACCAAACCAGTAAAGAACCAGGAAAGAACCAGTCAAACAAAAAACACTTCCCCGCCTGCCGGCGGGAAGCGAGCGACCAGGAGCGACCCGCTGGAGGGCTTCGAGGAGTGGTGGAAGTTGTACCCTCGAGGCGAGGAGAAGAAAGCGGCCAAGGAGGTCTGGAAGCGCAAGAAGCTATCGCAGCACAAACAGGCCATAATGGACGACACTCGGGCCAGGGTGGCCCGGGGCCAGAACCCGAAATTCATGCCCTACGGGCGGAGGTACCTGAGCAACGAACGATGGAAAGACGAACATAACCCAGCAACCGAGGAGAACCGTGATGACAGACGACCACGACCCGAAACAGGTCGGCCACTTTCTGCGCCAGAGCGTGTCAAAATTGCAGGCCGGCAATGGCTCATCGACCGAGGCATCGACCCGGACGACGACACCCCCGACGACTACATCAACGCCGACTACGAGGTCATCGACCCCGGGCGGCACTGAACCACCCGTCAGCAAGGCACACCACGACAAGCGCATGGTGCGGTTGTGGCAGCGCATGGCCGAGAACTTCGGCCACCGCTGGAGCTCCACCTACCACGAGCTGCCCAGCGAGCTGTGGGTCGGCACCCTGGCCGAGCTCACCGACGACCAGATAGCCCGCGGGCTGCACAAGTGCATCGCCAGGGGCGATGACTGGCCGCCGAGCGCCGGCGCCTTCCACCGTCTCTGCCTGGGCACCTACGAGGACTACGGCCTGCTCGATCCCCAGGCCGCCTACACCGCGGCGACCCGCGGCGAGATGTGGCGCAAGGGCGTCTACCACACCGTGACCGCCATCAGCACCGCCTACGACTTCCGCCGCATGGACGGCCAGAAAGCCGAGCGCCTGTTCTTGGGCGGCTACGAGCGCACCCTGGAGGCCTGCCGGCGCGGCCAGGCCTTGCGCGAGGTCCCGCCACCGCCAGACCCAGCCCGCACCCTTGAGCGCTCCAGAACCTGGAACCCCAGCGAACGCTCCAAAAAGATCGCTGAGGACAACCTGGACGCGATGAGGCGCACTTTGGGCATGCCCCCACACCCTGACCGCACCGACGAGGAGAAACAGCCGTGAGCGCCTCTAAGCAAGCCCTGCAGGCCATGCTGGCCGAAGCCACCCAGACTGCCCGCGAGCGCGAGAACAGCATCGACAAGGTCCTGGCCACCCAACAGAGCCGCGGTGCGACCGCCGAGCAGCTCGCTGACTACCGCGACCAGCTCGAGGAGCGCGCCGGGCAGATGAAAAACATCGTCGACTTCCTCCACACCGCCGTGCACGCGCACCAGGAGATGGGCGACGAGCCCGCCGCCATGATCGCCTACCAGGGCGAGATGATGCTGGCCAACTGGAGCGAGACCGCCTCGGCCGGCCGCCAGGTGGTGTTCTGGCTCGAGGAGGGCGCCGACGCGGAGACCGAGCACCCGTTCAAGTTTTTCACCCGGCGGATCCGCGGCCACGCCGGCACGCGCTTCCAGGCCGTGCTGGTCGAGATCGACGACGAGGGCCAGCCGGTTCCACGTGGAACAGGGGTGCGCCTCGACCCGCCGGCCGAGTCAAAGCCCAAGCTGAAAGGCGGGGCGGTCAGCAAGAACGCCGGCATGCTGTGCAAGGACGAGGCCTTCCACCGCTACCTCACCGAGCTCGCCAACAGCAACCTGACCGACGACCAAACCTTCGTCGAGGTCAAGGAGGACGGCGCCGCGGACTACGTGCGTCGCATCTGCGGGGTCGAGAGCCGCGCCGAGCTCGATCACAGTCGCAAAGCCCAGCTGGCCTACGAGAACAAGGTGTGCAACCCGTTCTACCGCTGGCTGGAATTCGATGGAGGGCCGAACGCATGAGCAAGACACATCCCATGGTCGCCCTCGCCTATGAATCCTGGTGTGAAGCGTACAGCGACCACCCAGCCTTTGACGCTATGCGCGAGGCTTTCGCGGCAGGCCTTAAGTCTGCGGTGGCTCATTTGCTGTGCACCGCAGCCGTCATCGAGTCAGTCAACGAGAATGACCCCGCGCTACCGGTACTGGCAGGCCTGGAAAAAAGCATCCTCGACCAGGCGCACAAGATCGAAAAAGCGGAGGACGAGTGATGGGACACGCAACAATCCTTCACCTTGACGGGCGCCGTGAGAAGATCGCCGCACCCGATGTACTCGACGGCAGGCAGCGCAACTTTCTGCTGGCCCTGGAGAACATCGTGCGCGGGCACATCGAGTACGTGCATGTCCTCTACGAGGGCCGGGCCGTCTACATGATCGTCAACGAGACCGGCGCCGTCCAACACCCGCCGCTGAAGATCAACAAGGCGGCCTCGCTGATCTACCACAACAACTGGTGCCAGCAGAACGACATGGACCCCGAGGACACCTTCCGCCTGCGCCTGTTGCCATCGATCCACGGCACCGCCGTGCTGCTGCATGATGTGGAGGTGCGATGAAAGACCAGGTACCCATAACCTTCCTCGGCGAGACCACCCTCAAGCGCATGGCCAAGACCCACGCCTTCCAGTTGTCGCGCATGATCGACGAGATTCTCTACGCCGCCCGGGAGACCGACTGCGACTACGAGAGCAGCGACCCCGAACGCAGCGATAAGGTCTGGGCCGGTTGGATCGTGCTGGGGCCCAAGGACAAGTACATCTCAAAGACCGAGATCCCCGAGGACGTGCAGGTCAAGAGCACGGTGACCGGCGGCGCCTACTTCGACACCCTGGCCGCGCTGCGCGCCGCCCGCGATTACCTCGAGCTGATCGCGCTCAAGGAGGTGACATGACCCACTGCGACTACGAGCGCACCGAGCGCATCACCATGACGCTGGAGGAGTTCCACCAGGCCCTGCGCGATCAGCACCGCGAACGTCCCGCGGACCTCACCTACCGCTGCCCGCGCTGCGGCCTGGTCCAATCCGGCCAAGACCTCATCGACGCCGGCGCCGGCAAGACCTGGCAGGAGGTCGAGAAGTACGCGGCGTTCAGCTGCGTCGGCCGCTGGAGCAAGACCAAGGGCTGCGACTGGACCCTGGGCGGGCTGTTTCAAATCCACGAGCTGGAAGTGATCACGCCCGACGGTGAGCATCACCCCCGCATGATGCCGGTCAAGACCGACACCAAAACATGATGCAAAAAATGCGATTTTTATACAGGAGAACCCGACATGAACGAAAAAGACAAAACCGCTAACACATACCGCGAGGCCATGAAGCCGCGCACAGGCAAGGACGTGATCCAGGAGGCCCTGGAAAAGACCCAGCGCGATGTGGAGGGCGAGTTCCCGGAAGGCCGCCTGAACGACGAGGACGAGGGCGCCCTGATGGTCGCCGTCGTCGTCCAGGACGGCAAGGTCGCGATACGCTTCCCGCACCCGGTGCAGTGGTTCGCCATGGAGCCCGAGCAGGCCGTGGAGATGGCGGTCGCCATGATCAAGAACGCACGTCGCGCCGGCTTCAAGCAGCCGGTCACGCTTTGACCTCATGACCATGTACGCACCCGACGAGATCACCGAGGATTACATCGAGAACATCTGCGACGACCTCAAGTGCGCGCTGACCAACGTGCTCGAGGGCGACGCGGAGGAGGCCGACAAGGCCGACGAGATCATCGGTCACCTGGAAGGCCTCGCCGACGAGCTTCGCCAGCGGCTGGAGGACCAGTCACCATGAGGAACAACGATGACAAACAGGACATCTATTTCTGGCGCGTGATCGGCCTGCTGCTGATCGTCGCGCTGATGTTGATCGGCACCGGACTGGGGTCGATTTTTTCATGACAGACGAGCGGAGGAGATAGCCACCATGCACCACCAAACCATCGTGATCGGCAACATCGGTCGAGACCCGGAAGTCCGCTACCTGCCGAGCGGCCAAGCCGTCGCTGAGTTCAGCGTCGCGGCCAACGAGAAGTTCAAAAAATCAGACGGCAGCAAGGGCGAGCACACCGAGTGGTATAATTGTCGTTGCTACGGCAAGCTGGCCGAGCTCGTCGGTGAGTACCGACGCAGCGGCGACCTGGTATTCATCCAGGGCCGCATGCACACCGACAAGTGGGAGAAGGACGGCCAACCCCACAGCCGCGTGATGCTCAACATAGACACCATGCGCGGGCTCAGCGGTAAGCGATCAGCTGGCACATCGTCCGCCGCACCTCAATCGAAGCCACCCGAACCCAGTCCCCATGGAGGCGAGGACTTCGATGACGACATTCCATTTTGAACCAGGTAATGGCAACCGCTGGCTTGTTGTGTCGGCTGCGGCGGACCGCGTAAACCGGAAGGAACGCCAGCCAGCGGGAGCCACCCACGGAGGAGAACCCTGATGGACATAGAGATCACCACGCTAACCTGGATCACGATCGGCGCCTGGCTCATATCCAGCGCCTTTCTGACCCTGCTGTTTTTGAGCGCCGCCGGACCCAAAACACCCGAGGAACAGCGACGCGACGACGAGGAGCAATACCGCTGGATTTGCGAGACCCAGTTCATCGTAACCCTGGACCGCTACGCGAAGCGGTACGGGCACCCCTCGGCCTGGCAGAAAGCCGCCTGGGCGGCACACCGCCAGATCGACCACAACATCAAGCGCTGGAGCAACCAGCAACTCCTGGATGCCATACGCGCACTACGAGCAGGGAGGAGAACCCTATGTGGATCATGACCAAGCACGGCATGCTGAGCATCGTCGAGCACTACGACCACGAGAACGTGATGGTCGTGCGCAGCCGCGACCGCAAGGCCCTCGATCACTACTTCCCCGGCGGCGATAAGCCAGTGGAAACGACTTACACCGACTACCGCTGGCGCTTGTTTCTGTCGCGAGACGAGGTCGCCGGGTTCTTCGCGGGCCTCATCGACGAGATCCGCTACCCGAACTTCAAGAACGCCGTCGAGGACGACGAGCTGCACGCCGCCTACTCATGCACCTGGGTGTGCATGCGCCGCTATCAACAGCGCGTCAATCCGCCTACAATGGACGACACGCAATACGACCTCGGGTTTAAGGAACCCGCCGCACCCTGGAGCGACGAGGACTGCGAGCCCGAGGCCGTCTATCACCCCGGCTGGCCCTCGCGCCGACCGAACTGAGCAACGATTCACCTGCATTACGCGGCCGAAGCGATCCCAACCCCTCACGCTGGCCGCGTTTTTTTGTGCGCCTGTACCCGGCACGCGATAACCGCTACACTCGGACCCGATCGAGGCGCGGAACATCGCTGGCATGGATCTAGAGCTGGAACTGGCGAGCGCACTGACGACCCCAAGACCCATCGCGATACGACACTGGTGGGACACGGTCGCCGAGCTGGGCTGCCTCATCACGCGACGGCCGAACCCAACACTGCATCACATAAAAGGCGGCAGCGTCGCTGAAATCGGCCTGCACAGCGGCGTGGCCCTGCGCGGCATCTCGGACTACCTCGTGATACCGCTGGCCGCCGAGCTGCACGTCATGAGCGGCATCGCGATCGACGGTTCGATGGGCGTGCGCTCCTGGGAGGCGCGATTCGGCACACAAGTAAACTTCATGGACCAGGTATGCAGACAAACGGGGGTGAATGCGTGGCGCGAGGCGGGAGTCGACAGGAACCCATGGAGGACCTGCGCGTCATCGGAGTGGACCCCGGGGTCAGTGGCGCCATCGCAATGATCGAGGCGGCAAGCCTACGCAACCCGCAGCTGATCGACCTGCCCACCAAGCGGCGCTACAACGGCCGCACCGCACTGCACGGCTACGCCACCATCGAGACCCTCCAGTGGCTGATCGAACCCGGCCAACGGACCTTCATCGCCTGCGAGGCCATCCACGCCATGCCCGTCAACGGCGCGATCGGCGTGTTCAGCCAGGGCAGTGTGACCGGCGCGCTCGAGGCGATCTTCGATATCCTGGAACACTGGCACCCGAACCTGCAGGTGCGGTTCATCGCCCCCGGCAAGTGGAAGCAACACTTCGGCCTGGTCAAGACCACCAAAGACCAGGCCAGACTCAAGGCCACCCAGGTATTCGATGAGGCCCGCGAGCGACTGGCACGCAAGCGCGATCACAACCGCGCCGAGGCCGCGCTCATTGCCCGTTATTTCTGGGATGACGTCTCAGGAACGCTTCCCACCGAAGCCGAGGTCGATTAAAATGCACCAAACCACACGGTTCTCCAAACTTACGTGGTTTTGCTGGGAGGGGCCCCGACGCGAGTCGTGGGCCCCTTTTTAATCCGGGGCCAGCCATGAGTCTGAGCGGCAGCGATATCGTCCTGCGAGGCATCGATGGCAAGAGCGATCGCTGGCAGCTGGAGACCCGCATCGAGTACACCGCACCGGAGTCTGTTGTGCGCAAGCACGGCGGCCCCGAACTGATCATCGTCAAGGTCGGCTTCGAGACCGACCTGGCCAGCACCCCGCGGTGGCTTTGGTCGCTGCTGCCGCCGTTTGGCAAGTACGCCGGCGCGGCCATCATCCACGACTACCTCTACCAGGCCCACGAGGGCACCCGCAAACAGGCCGACGTGGTGTTCCGCGAAGCAATGCAGGAGCAACGCGTCCCGCGCTACAAGCGCGAGCTGATGTACCGGGCCGTGCGCCTGTTCGGTGGCCGGGGCTGGAAAAACGGCCCGCGGGTGGGCGGCATCGTATGACGAAAATTGTCATGAGCGTGCCGCACAGCGGCACCCGATCGCTGGTCGAGTTCACCGGCATCACCGGCGCGGCCCAGGCCTGGTGGCACTTCGGCTTCCATGACCAGGAGCTCGACACCCGCACACCGATCCACCTGCACATCCCGATCCGCGACCCCATGGCGGTCGCCGCCAGCTGGGCCCGACGCGCCAAGCACATCGAAGGCCTGATCAACGCCTACCAGGCCATGATGGCCGTGATCACCGACGCGCCCGATCACATCACCTACACCCTGTACCGCATGGAGAACCTCGCGCTGCGCCTGGGCGACGGTGACGGCGGCGCCCGGCACCCGAACGACGCCAGGCCTTACCAGGCCGCCGTCCAGGCCCAGGTGGTCGAACCGCATGCGAGCTTTTTCGGAGAGCTGTATCCATGACCTGGGAGAACCGCATCGTCGGCCACGACGACGTCCCGCCAGGCGACCTGGTCGCCAACCCGGACAACTGGCGCACCCACCCCCGGCACCAGGCCAACGTGATGGAGGACACCCTCGACGAGCTGGGCTGGCTGCAGCACATCGTGGTGAACAAGAACAGCGGCCTGATCGTCGACGGCCACCTGCGCGTCGAGCTCGCCTTGAAGCGCGGCGTCGACACCGTCCCGGTCACCTACGTCGACATCACCGAGGCCGAGGAGGCCCAAGCGCTGGCCACCCTCGACCCCGTCTCCGCCCTGGCCCGCGCCGACAAGGACGCGCTCGCCCGCGTGCTGGACAACATCGACACCCCCAGCGAGAGCATCCAGAAGCTGATCGACGACACCGCCAAGAAGGCCGGCCTCTACACCAACGACGAGGAGGCCAAGCAGGAGGCCCTGTCAGCGGCCCAGGAGGAGCGGCAAGCCCTGGTCGACCGGTACGGCCTGGAGCAAGGCCAAGCCTGGCAGGCAGGCCCACACCGCCTCGTGTGCGGCGATTCGACCGATCCGGCCACCTACCAGCGGCTGATGGGGATCGAGCGCGCCAGCTGCCTGTTCACCGACCCGCCCTACGGCGTCGACTACGAGGCCCGCAGCGGCAAGTTTGAGATCATCGTCAACGACGAGCTGAAGTTCGACCAGCTCGCCGAGTTCCTGGTCGCCGCCCTGCGCCCGGCCGTGAAGGTGCTGCAAAAGCACGGCAGCGCCTACATCTGGCACGCCTCCAGCACCCGGGAGGACTTCGCCCACGCCATCAAGGCCGTCGGGCTCGAGGAGCGCCAGTACCTGATCTGGGCCAAGCCCGCCGCGGTGCTGGGCTGGGGCGACTACCGCTGGGGCCACGAGCCGTGCTTCTACTGCAGCCACGCCGACGAGACCCCGCAGTTCTTCGGCGACCGGGAGAACCAGACCGTCTGGCGCCTGACCGGCCGGCTCGACGACGGCAACATCGGGGTCACCGCCGCCGGCGGCCTGCTGGTCACCGACGGCGATGGGCACCAGCTCTACCTGACCGACAAGGCGCCCAAGGGCAAGAAGCCCCGCCATGTGCGCATCTACGATGAGGCGGTGGTGCTGAGCGACGCCGACAGCGATCTGTGGGAGGTCGCCCGGGTGAGCAACACCGCGCACCCGACCGAAAAGCCCAGCGAGCTCGCCCGCAAGGCCCTGCTCAACAGCACCCAGGAGCAAGAGATCGTCCTCGACCCGTTCGCCGGCAGCGGCTCCACCCTGGTCGGGGCCCATCAGACCCGTCGCCGCGCCCGGCTGATCGAGTTGATGCCCGAGTACGCCGCGGTGATCCTGGACCGCGCCGAGAAGCTGGGCCTCACCCCCAAACAGGTCGACTGAGATGCACGAGATCAAAATCATCCACTACGACATCACCACCGACGGTACCCCCCAGGGCACCGAGCTGCGCATCGACGGCCGGCTGATGTCGGGCATCAAGCGCATCAGCTTCGACGCCAGGCCCGAGACCGCCCCCATCCTCACCCTGGAGATCATTCCGGGCGCGCTGACCATCAACGGGATGGCCGACGTGAAGGCCTTTGCCTGGCAGGACAAAGAAAAAATCTGAGACGGCCTTAACAAATTTCGGCGGCGGCCGATAAGCGCATCGTGCGCAAAACGACATACAAGATCCTCACCCGAGATGAGAACGAGGCGCTGCTGGCGATGTACCGGCGCCGGCTGAAACTGCTGAACGAGGCCGAACAATACAGCATCGAGAATCTGGCACGCCGATTCGGCTGCTCAAAAAACACCGTCTGGGCTCGCACCTGCGGGCTTAGCGCCGAGCCCCACGGCGAGCCGGACTCCTACACCGAGCGGCTCATCAAGGAAAACGCCGCCCTCCAACAACGGATCGAGGCGGTCAAGGCCACTTGCGCCAAGATACTCACCAAGGTTCGCATCGTCGAAGGTTCCCGAGATACGCTAACGAAGCATTTATACGAACTCGGGCGACACGCCCGTGACGCGTTCATCGAGGAGGCGCATCAATGAATCTTCACAATCCAAAATCGTGCATTTGGAAAATCAGCCCGAAACCTTACGCAAAAGTTCTAGTGTTTGCTGTGTTGTTCACTGTGTCGTTTGCTGTGTCTGCTCACGATCCGGTGGCCGAGCTCAGCACAAGACTGGAGGCCGCCGAGTTGGAGCTGGCCGACGTATCGGCCCTGAAAGGCGAAGTCGCGGCCCTGGCAGTCCAGATCAGCGAAATCACGCTACCCGATCTCGCCCCCCTGCAGGCCCAGATAACAGCCTTGCAGACCCAAGTCAGCGAGATTTCGACACCCGATCTAAGCGCCTTAACGGCCCAGATTACGGCCCTCGAGGCCCGCGTCAGCGAAATTTCGACGGGCGTTAGCGGCGGCGATACCAGCGCCTTGCAGACCCGGCTGAGCGAGCTGACAGACAGCCTCACCGCGCTCGAAGCACAGACCCTGGCCAGCGACACCGCCATCCATGCGCTGCAGGCCACCTGCCTGAGCTGTAGCAGCCTGATAGGACAGACCGCCGTCGCGCCCAAGCGCCTGCACGGCCTGAGCGCGGGCACCCTGATCCCCAGCGACGGCCACATGAAACAGACGAACTACCTGGATGTGCTGTTTACCATCGAGACGTTCACCCGCAAGAGCGAGTCACCCCCGACCTGGCAGACCATGGTGCTGCTCTCGCGTGACGAATCAGGCCAAGCGGCTCCCGGGCACTTCACGCTCTACATCGGCGAGGACCGGCGCCTGCGGCTGCGATCCCAGGGCGCGGCCGACGAGCCACAGGTAAAGCTGCAATCGCAACAGCAACTCGAGGCCGGCGAGCGCCACCGGGCGCAGGTGATCATCGGGCCACGGCGCACGCATCTGTTCCTCGACGGTGTCGAGGTCGGCATCAGCGAGCACGTCAACCTGCTCGCGGGCAACGATCTGCCCATGGTGGTGGGAGCGACCTGCTGGGGCGTAACCCAAGCGATCTGCGAAGCCGAACCGGCCAAGCGCAAGTTCCCCTTCGCCGGCACCATCAGCGCCGATCTGTACGCCAACCCCGTCGACATCACGATACGAGGCATGGCCTTGAATTGATAAACAAGGCGCAAGTCGAGGAGATCATCTGCAAGTATCGCAATCGCCTGGAAAAAGCTAGAATGATTGGCGCCGTAGACCAAGAGACCATACGCGACTGGACCGTGCGAAATTTGGCAAAGGCCTACAAGGTACACCCGAACATCATCTGGCGATATGTCGATTCAAGGACCTCGGATGGCCGGAACCAGCAAACTGACAGCCAAACAGGTAAAAGAAATCAGAGCGAAGTACCGCGCCCGGTGCGAAGCCCTGGAGGCGACCGCCGGGTGGACGGTGCGCAACCTGGCGATAACCTACGGCGTCCACCCCAACACCATCTGGCGCCACGTCGATTCGATTGGCCTGAGATCGGCAGGCCTACCGATCCAACGCAAGCGATGACCAGGCCCACCCCCGAGGAGGAGTGCGAGCAACTGCACGACGAGATGCGCCGATTCCAGGTGCGTCACAACCAGGCCCTGGCGCTGATCGATCGCCTGCGCCAGGCCGTGGGCTACCATTACAAGGCCCGGCTGCTCAAAGCCGTGGACGGCGACACCGTGGACCTGGAGGTCGATCTCGGCTTCCACGTCCACACCCGGATGCGCTTCCGCCTGGAGGCCATCGACACCCCGGAACGGGGCCAACAGGGTTACCAGGCGGCCACAGAACACCTGCAACGGTTGCTGGAAGACCGCGATATCTGCGTCGAGTCGCGCAAAACCGGCAAATACGGCCGTTGGCTGGCCACCTTGTACGTCGGAAACAAGAACATCAACGCCCAGATGATCAAAGATGGGTATGCGAGGGAATATGGCACGTAACAGCAAGCTCACCGACGAACGCCAGGCCGCCATCTGCGACGCCCTGGCCATTGGCGTACCCCGATCAACCGCCGCCCAGGCCGCCGGCATCACCGAGCGCACCTTGTACCATTGGCTGGAGCGCGGAGAAGCCGCAACCCGCGGAAAACACTTTCAGTTTTTTCAGGCTGTACAGGCCGCCGAGAACCAGGCCGAGATGAGCGCCATGGCCGTCTGGCGCCAGGGCATGATCACCGACTGGCGTGCCGCCAAGGAGTTCCTGGAGCGCCGCTTCCCCGACAAGTACGCCCTGGCCAAAGACCGCGGCACCGACGACCAGGGGCCTCGGGAAGTCATTGTGGTCCGCGAGGATCAACTCAGCGAGAAGGAGTGGAGTGAAAGAGCCCGTAACCAGTTTGGCACTTGAGGACCCCGAGAAGCTGCCCCTGATGGGCGCCGGCGTGCTCAACATCAACATCGGCGTGAGCCCGGCCGGCGAGATCCTGATGCTGCTGAGCGAATCGACCCAGACCGTCTACATGACCCCGAAGGCCGCCGCCGCGGTGGTCCAGGGCCTGCAGGACGCGATCCTCAAGAGCCAGGCCCTGGAGGCCGATACCCCACAATGAGCCCTGATCTGATCACCGCCTTTCGCGAGTTCCTGTGGGCGGGCACGGTGTGGAATGACCACAACTTCAACTACGACCAGGTGGCCGAAAAAGCCCAGGCCGCCTGCCGCGCCGCCGGCATCCAGACCCCCGAGGAGGCCAACGACCTGCTCGAGCGCCTGGCCGAGGAGCAAACCAAGATGGAGGCCCTCGAGGAGCTGGTCGCCGCCGACCGCAACGAGATCGGCAGCTACGGCAGCAACAAAGGCCTGCGCGGCCAGACCGCCCGGCTCAACGAGCGCCTCGAGCGCGCCCAGGCCCTGCTCGCCAAGGTCCCCCGGGTCGCCACCAACGCCGGCAAGCACGATCTCAGCATCTTCCTCGGCCAATACCGCCGCTGGCTGGAGACCCTCGACACGCCATGAAGATCATCTACATCGAGCGCGACATGAGTCTGATCACCGCCCCCGGGCGGCCTGTGGCCACGCGTAAGCGCGCCACCGCGGCGGTTGAGCATACCCGCCAGGGCCACTACCAAAAGCGCCGTCAGGGCCGCTACGCCCGCCTGCGGCCCGATCGTGGACGAGGTCGCCCATGACGGTGCGCAGAGTGAAGGGCGGCTACCGCCTCTACAGCAAGAAGGGCAAGAACCTCGGCACCTTCAAGACCAAGGCCGCGGCCAAGAAGCACGAACGCGAGATCCAGTACTTCAAGCGCAAAGGCAAGCGGTGAGCCAGAGCGTCGCCCGCGTCACCATCCGGGCCCAGCCAGGCCCGCAACAGCTGCTGCTCCAATGCCCGGCCGAGGAGATCTTCTACGGCGGCGCCCGCGGCGGCGGCAAGAGCTACGGCGGCCTGCTGGACTTCAATCAGCACGCCATGGTCGGCGGCCAGCACGCCCGCGGCATCCTGTTCCGCCAGACCTACCCCGAGCTCGAGGACCTCATGGCCAAGGCCGACGAGATCTACCCCGAGATCGGTGCCACCTGGCTGGCCAGCCGGCGCATGTGGCGCTTCCCCGGTGGCGGCTGGCTCAAGATGCGCCACCTGGAGAAGGAACGCGACGCGCTCAAGTACCAGGGCCACGAGTACACCTGGGTCGGCATCGACGAGGTCGGCAACTACGCCACCCCCGACGCCATCGACACGCTCAAGGCCACGCTGCGCTCACCCCACGGCCTCAAGAAGCGCCTCTACCTATCGGGCAACCCCGGCGGCGTGGGCCACAACTGGCTCAAGGAGCGCTACATCACCCCGGTGCCCCCGGGTCACTTCCAGATCGAGATCAGCGAGCGCACCGGCGAGATCTGGCGGCGCTGCTTCATCCCCGCCAAGGTCGAGGACAACCGGCTGCTGATGGCCAACGACCCCGGCTACATCGACCAGATCGTCGCGGCGACCACCGGCAAGCCCTGGCTGCTCAAGGCCTGGCTCGACGGCAGCTGGGACATCGTCGCCGGCGGCATCATCGACGACCTGTGGAGCGCCAAGGCTCATGTGATCCACGCCTTCCAGATCCCGGCCGACTGGCGCATCGATCGCAGCTTCGACTACGGCTCCAGCAAACCGTTCGCGGTCGGCTGGTGGGCCGAGGCCAACGGCAACCCGATCACGCTGCCCAGCGGCGAGGAGCGCACCTACCCCCGCGGCACCCTGTTCAGGATCGCCGAGTGGTACGGCTGGAACGGTGAGCCGAACAAGGGCTGCCGCATGCTCGCCAAAGACATCGCCCGCGGCATCAAGGAGCGCGAGCAAGCCATGGGCCTGAGCGGCCGCGTGCGACCCGGGCCGGCCGACACCAGCATCTGGGATGTGGTCAACGGCACCTGCATCGCCGACGACATGGCCACCATCGGCGTCGCCTGGACCAAGGCCGATAAAGGGCCGGGTTCACGCAAGGCCGGATGGGAAGCGCTGCGCCAGCGATTGTTCGACAGCCTTAACAATCCGATCGATGAGCCAGGCCTGTACATTTTCGAGACTTGCAGGCATTTTATACGCACCGTTCCGGTGCTCCCGCGCTCTGACAAGGACCCGGACGACGTCGATACCGACGCCGAGGATCACATCGGTGATGAGACCCGCTACCGCCTGCGCACCAAAAAGCGGGACGTCGGACTGATGAGGACCACCGGCAAGTAAGGGAGGTATTGACCTATGCCCATCCAGACCGAGCACCCGGTTTACACCAAGTACAAGGCCCGCTGGCAACGCGCCAGGCATGCCAACGATGGCGAGGACGCCGTCAAGGACGCCGGCGAGACCTACCTGCCCAAGCTCGAGGATCAGACGAGCCGCGACTACGACGCCTACAAGCAGCGCGCCGTGTACTTCAACGCCACCGGGCGCACGGTCGACGGCTTCGTCGGCATGATCAACCGCAAGCCGGCGATGGTCGAGCTGCCCGCCCAGATCGAGGATATGGAGGAGGCCGCCACCAAGGACGGCTCCAGCCTCGAGGAGCTGACCAAGGACGCCACCGAGAACATGCTGATCAGCGGCCGCCTCGGCCTGTTGGTCGACCGCCCACCGCAGGAGAACGAGCCCGCCTACCTGGTGTGCTACAACGCCGAGGAGTGCATCAACTGGCGCGAGGACGACGATGACGAGCTGCTGATGGTCGTCCTCCAGGAGGGCTACTTCGAGCAAGCCAGCAACGACGACCCCTACAAGCTAATCGCCAAGGTCCGCTACCGCGAGCTGGTGATGGCCGAGATCCTCGACGAGGGCGGCGAGCCCACCGGCACCACCGGCTACGTCCAGCGCATCTGGGAACAGGACACCAACCCGCAGAGCAACAGCGCGGCCGGCGAGTACCGGATCATCGAGCAGATCGTCCCGTTGAAAGACGGCCAGCCGCTGGACCACATCCCGTTTTTCTTCGTCAACCCCAAGGGCGTCGGCAACGAGGTCTACAACCCGCCGATCCTCGACATCGCCAACGTCAACCTGGCGCACTACCGCAACTCAGCCGACATCGAGCACGGCCGGCATCTCACCGCCCTGCCGACCCCCTGGGTCAGCGGCGTGGACGCCAGCGACACCGGTGGCGATCTGCCGCTGGGCTCCGGCAAGGCCTGGCGCCTGCCCGAGAACGCCCAGACGGGGTTCCTCGAGTTCCAGGGCACCGGCCTGAGCAGCATCCAGGAGGGCATGGAGGAGAAGGAACGCAAGATGGCCGCCCTGGGGGCGCGCATGATCGAAGCCCCGCGCACCGGCGTGGAGGCCGCCGAGACCGCCCGCATTCACCAGGCCGGCACGTCCGCCACCGTGGGCGATGTGGCCGGCTCAATCGGCCAAGGCCTGGAGGCCGCCCTCAAGGAGGCCGCCGAGTGGGAGGGCGCCGATCCCGATGCCGTGACCGTCGAGCTCAACAAGGACTTCGTCGACGCCAAGCTGACCCCGCAGGAGATCACCGCGCTGGTCGACGCCTACCTCAAGGGCGCGATCACCCAGGAGACCCTGCTCCACAACCTCAAATCCGGCGAGCTGCTCCCCGAGGACCGTTCGATTGACGAGGAGATGGAGCTACTCGCCCAGAACAACCCCCAGGCCGCCGCTGACGGTGCCGCCGGGCAGGCCGCGGCGACCGAAGGCCCTGAGACCATTGGCGTCGAACGCGACCCAGACGGCAACGTGGTGCGCCTGGTGAGGGGTCGCTAACATGGCGCTAACGCTCACCGCACGCGGGCAGGACGAGTTCATCGCCGCGATCCAATCGCGCATCGCCCAGGCCCAGCTGGTCGACGCCGACGGCAACCAGATCGAGGGCTGGAACTACGAGCCCCGCGCCGTCGATCCCGAGGCCTGGGAAGGCACACAATACGAACCCGGCTTCAACTGGATCTTCGTCAGCACCGACGTGGGCACGACCCCGGTGGTGATCGCAGGCCTGGCCTGGGCCAACGAGGTCGGTGACCGGCTGGCCATCGAGCCGCTGACCGAGCCGTTTGTGGTCAACCGTACCGGACAGACCCTGGCGGTCGAACCCGTGCTGCGCCTGTTCGGCGCGATCGGCCTCCAGGAGAGCGCATGATTTATCGCAAGCGCGAGCTGCGCCGGCTTTGGGAGCTGAAGGTCTACAAGACCGACAAGAAGGTCCACACCCGCACCGAGACGGTCATCGCCTGGAACGCCGTCGATGCCATCCGCCAGGCCCGCGGCGAGGTGGCCACGCAGCCCAAGGCCGTGTGCTATGTGACCTGGGACGATCCACCCCTGGAGATTTACGACCCGACCGCCGGGCCGATCGACAAGATCGTCACGCCCAGCATCCCGCTACCCGAACAGTGGTGATCGACCATGGCCGCCGTCGCGACGTCACATAACATCACCCGCCAGGAGGACTTCGAGGGCACCCCTGGCGGCACCATCGGCTCGACCGGCGGTGGCCCGGCAGCGAGCGCCTCGACCGGCCTGGCCTACGAGCCCGGCGGCTCAACCTCGCAGGCCTTGAGCCGAAGGATCGCCAGCGCCGACAGCGACCACGGCTTCGATTACAACCACGGCGACATCGGCACGGTGAACATGTACAACGCTGGCTTCCATGTGTGGCTGGCCAAGGTCTACACGGTGCTCACCGCCCTGAACGCCGCCGGCATGGAGATCGGCATCGGCGATGCCGACGGCTCCATGTACCGCCTGCAGGCCGGCGACGATGGCACCATGGGCGATGACGCCGACTTCCAGTACCCGCCCCAGGGCGGCTATGTGATCGCCCCCTGGGAACCGCGCTGCAACTGCTGGCACAGCGAAGGTCGCGAGACCACCCCCGACATCAGCGTGGCCGACACCGTCGAGGTCATCTACAACGTGGCGGCGACCACCGGCGCCGGCCTGTCAGCGGCCATGGACTCGATCGACTACACCACCGACGGGCTGTTCCTGGTGGGCGGCGACGGCGCGGACGCCGACGGCACCTTCCAGGATTTTGTGGACGCCGACCAGGGCAGCGGCCTGACCGGCGCCCAGCGCGCCGGCCTGTGGTCCAAGACCTTGGCCGGCATCGTCACCTACCTGAACAGCGTCATCGGCAAGACCGATACCGGCACCGTGACCGCCACGGTATTCACCGACAGCGGTTTCAATGTCGTGTTCCCCGGCGGCTACCTGAGCGACGGCCGCAACGGGCTGGAGTTCGATATCGGCAACGCCAGCACCGTGATCACCCTGAGCGATGGCACCATCACCGGCAGCGATCGACGCTACGGTGGACGCAGCAAGGTGAAGCGCTACTTCGACACCGCGGTGGACGTCACCGGCGGGGCCACCGATCAGATCGCCATCACCGGCCACGGCCTGCGCACCGGCGATGCGGTGATCTACAGCGCCGAGGGCGGCACCGATGACATCGGCCCGGACGCCACGACCGGCGAAGCCCAGTACAACACCGCCGGCACCATCGGCACCGGCGCCTACTGGTACGTGATCAAGGTCGACGATGACAACATCCAGCTGGCCGCCACCGCCCAGAACGCCTTCGCCGCCGCCCCCACAGCGACAGGCCTGACCGCGGCCACGGCCCCGGGTGAGAACCACAGCCTGACCCGCGATCCCGACACCCGGCCGAACGTCACTTTCACCGGCACCAGCGGCGATGCGCAGCTCACCCGCGTGAACCTGATCCTCACCCGCATCATCACCCTGAGAAGCCCCGTCACCCTGACCAGCTGCGTGATCAGCCAGGGCCGGCAGATGATCCTGAACGACGCGACCCTGGAGAGCTGCATCATCGCCGGCCCGACCACTGGCATCGGCGAGGCCTACCTCGAGGCCATCCACGCCAACGACCTCGACCTGATCGACGGCACCAGCTTCACCAGCGGCGGCGAGGGCCATGCGATCGAGATCACCACCGACGGCACGGTCGCCCAGGACGCCGGCGCCCTGGCCGATGTGAACTTCAGCGGCTACTTCACCGGCGACACCGACAACACCGGCGGGGTGGCCTTTGACCCCGATGTGATCGCCAGCGGTGGCGATGTGGATCTGACCGGCGATGACATCACCATCACCGGCCACCCCTTTAGCGACGGCGACCCCGTCTACTACAGCGACGAGGGCGGCACGGCCATCACCGGCCTGACCGACCAGGGCCTGTACTACGTCAACAGCATCGATGCGAATACCATCAGCCTGCACCTGACGAAAAGCGCGGCCATCGGCGATACCAGCCGCGTGAACATGACGGCGGGATCGACCGACGCCACCCACAAGCTCTACAGCGCCAACGCCGCGGTGTTCAACAACACCGGCACGGCGATCACGCTGAACGTCACCGGCGGCAACAGCCCGACGGTGCGCAACAGCGCCGGCAGCACTACCACAGTGAACAACACGGTCACGCTCACCGTGAACGTCGAGAGCGACCAAGGCGTCGCGATCGAAGGCGCCCGCGTGCGCATCGAGCGCGCCGACAACGGCAACCTCATCACGCAAGGCTCCACCAACGCATCTGGTGTGTACCAGGATGCAAGCTACAATTACGTCTCGGATTTGTCGGTGACAACGAAGGTCCGACTGAAAGGCTGGCGGTTTTTCAGGACGGGCGGGACGATCGAGTCGACCGGTATCACGGTCGGCGTAACACTCAACCCGAACACTATCGTGGATTTGCCATAGCAAGGAGACACCGACATGCCTATCGCAGACGACTGGGACTTTGACTACGCCAACAAAATCCTGCAGCACATCGACGGCGTACTGAGCTACGACACCGGCAGCGGCACGCAACCCGCCGTCGGCAACTACGTCTACGGCGTCACCAGTGGGGCGATCGGCAAGGTCATCGCTCGCACCGGTACGGTCACCAGCGGCACGCTCACCCTGACCAACGTCGAAGGCCTCTTCGAGGACAACGAACAGGTCGACATCGCCAGCGAGGTCAACTTCGACGCGGTCACCGCCGGCAACGGCGGCTTTGAAGTCGGCGACACCATCGTCGACCAGGTCACCGGCTCGATCGATGTGCTCGCCATCGAGTACAACAGCGACGGGCTGGGCGGCGGCACCATTTACGGCAACAGCTTCGCCGCCTTCACCAACAACAGCCAGCTGGATATCAGTGGCGGGCAGGCCGATGTGGCCGACGCCGATGGCACCGGCACCAACAACGACAGCGCGCTGACCGCCCAGGTGGCCGGCACCCTGGCCGTCCCCGGCACCAACAACTCCAGCGAGATCATCCACTACGACGCCGGCACGGTAGCGATCCCCGAGCAGGCAATCCTGGAAGGCGCGACCTCCACGGCGACAGGCCTGGTCGAGCAGGTCACCGGCGTGCTGGGCACCGGCAGCGTTCGGCTGGTGGACGTCAACGGCACCTTCACCGACGACGAGACCCTGCGCGTCGACCAGGTGATCGCCTACCAGAACCAGGTGGCCGGCGAGGTGTTCTCGGTCGGCGATGTGGTGGTCGGCGGCACCAGCGGTGCGACCGGCCGCGTGCTGGCCGACACCGGCACCCAGCTGATCCTGGCCGACGAGAGCGGTACCTGGACCACGACCGAGGACCTCAACGTCGGCGGCACCAAGATCGCCGAAGCGAACGGCACCAACACCACGCTCAACGTGGCCACCTGCAACATCGCCGATGGCATCCGCACCGAGCAGGTCCCCAACAGCACGACGACCGGCGCCAGCGGTCAGGGCGGCATCTATGCGGCGGCGACCAGCCTGAACATTGTGCGCAAGCTGAACAGCCTCTACACGCTCAGCCAGGACACCTTCGACGAGCTGCTGCAGTTGGACGACGACGAGGCGATGGACGCCTCGGTCAAGGGCGGCGCCTACCAGCTGGTGTTCAACTGGTTCATGCCCGAGCTGAGCGCACGCTTCCTGCGCCAGGGCGGTCTGACCGACACCACCAACGCCAACATCTGGGCCAACCCCCAGACCGTGGGCGCACAAAACAAGATCACCGACACGGCGTTCTTCTACGACGCCAGTCAGCCCTACCGCATGCCGCAGCTCTACATCGAGCAGGACCAGCGCAAGATCCCCTGCAGCTGGCTGGAGGGCGACATCGATGTGCTGGTGAAGGTCAAGACCCGCAACGACACCCGCTACATCGCCCCGGCCACGCCGGCGCTGGGCCAGCTGATCCCAGGCGGCGACCCGCAGGTCGACGGCGCCTACACGGTGCTCAATCGCGAGTTCCATGTGAGCACCTTCGACGCCACGCAGTTCAACGCCGCGGCCGGTGGTGTGAACACGGTCGCACTCGGTACCAGTGACGAGACGGTGAACAACCCGAACGGCACGCACACCGCCGCCTTCTCAGCCGGTGGCGCCGGCGCCTACACCGTCGGCGAGACCATCACCACCGGCAGCGGCAACAGCCGCAAGGTCGGCGTGGTCGTCTCCAGCGACAGCGGCGCGACCGGCAACGTCGAGTACGTGCTCAAGAGCGGCACCAACTTCGCCAACACCGATGTGGTGGTCGGCGAGGTGAGCGCCAAGAGTGCGACCTTTGCCGCCCCGACCAATGTGGTCGCCGGCTACGGCGATGACATTCGCTGGAGCGTGGTCGAGGAGACCATCAGCGGCGGCACCGGCGGCAGCGTCGATGCCAACTTCAACGTCGGCGACCTGGTCACCCAGGCGGTGACCGGCGCGACCGGCTATGTGGTCTACGCCGACACCACCGGTACCGGCGTGCTCTACATCGAGAAGGCCAACGCCACCGCCTTCAGCGGCGACAACAATGTCACCGGCGCGAACGGCGGCACGCTGACCGCCGGCACCGGTGCGACCTACAACACCAACGTCACCTCGTTCACCGCCGACCTGAACAACGGCGAGGGCGCGCAGACCTACACCGGCGCGGTCTCCGGTGACCTGACCGGTGGCGGTGCTGACACCATCCAGAACGTGTTCCAGTACGGCAAGTATCTGAGCCGGCACGAGGAGGAGACCTGGTTCTTCGAGGGCCCCGGCGGCACCGCCGATCTGGGCACCGTCGGCCGTTTCTTCCGCAAGCTGAAAGACGCCTACAGCGAGGTGAAGCCCGGCGCCCCGATCGGCACCTACACCGGCAGCCTGGCGTTCGGTCAAGGCTGGTTCCTCGACACCAACTTCATCGCCGCGGCCGATATCCGGTCGTTCTCGGTGATCGACGACGGTGGCGTGACCCGCAACCCGCCGAACCTGCAGAGCCTCACCATCACCGGTGTATCGACCGGCTGGCGCGTGGCCGCCTACCGCGATACCGGCCTGGGCAACGGCGCGATCCTGCGCAGCGAGTTCGATGTGGGCGTGGTCGGCAGTGGCAACAACCAGGCGGCCGACAGCACCATCCTGGTCGGGGCCAACACCCGCACGGTCGGCCCGCTGCCGGCGGACGTGCCCGACACCGGCGTGCTCTACGTGCTGGACCCGAACGACACCGGCCTGTACCTGCAGTTCCCCTACAGCAGCGTGAACCGCACCACCAACATCTTCACGCTCGCCAGCGGCACGATCGGTGATGTGACCGGCGCGGTGGATCTGACCCTCGACGACAACGTCCATGTGGCGTTCATCCGCGAGACAGCCAGCGGCACCTCGGTGACCAACACGATGCAGTACGTCGCCAACATCCCGATCTTTTTCGTGGCACGCAAGAAGGGCTTCAAGCCGTTCCGGTCAACCACGGAATTCACCAGCACCGGTGGATCGGGCGGTGTTGTGCAGAACGCCGATTCCATCGTCGATCTGCCATAACCCATGGCCGAGCGGACGGACATCACCGTCGACTGGGCGGAGAGCCCGCGGCTGATCGAGGTCGCGGACCCCTCCGCCGAGGTCGTGCTGCAGGACCTGCACGACACGCTGCGCGCCGACACCGGCGTGGACTACGCCGAATCGGATCTCGACAACCTCGACGAGCCGTACCTGATCGACAGCGCGGGCAAGGAGGCCCTCGGCGGCGGTGTGTTGGTGGGCATCACCAGCACGCTGCAGAACGCCCAGCTGGCCTTTGAGTCACGGCTCACCCCCACCGAGACCGGCACGGTCACCACGGCCAACGCCGCCGGCACCAGCCTGATCGACAGCGCGGCGACCTTCACCACCAACGGCGTGACCCGCGGCGCGGTGGTGATCAACTTCACCGACGAGAGCATCACCGAGGTGGTCGAGGTGGTCAGCCAGACCGAGCTGCGCACCCGCGTGCTCAGATCCGGCACCGACAACGACTACGATCTCAACGACAGCTACAAGGTCTGGAACATCGAGCAGTGCAACATCGCCGGCGGCAACCTGGTCGCGCTGGACAATCTCCAGGCCGAGCTGGATCCGGTGTTCCCCACCGCCTTCACCCAGATCGTTCGCACCAGCTCCAGCTCCGCGACCCTGCAGGAGCTGGCCGACATCCAGTACGCGAGCTTCGACGGCGCGGTCCACTACGACAGCACCAGTCCCTTCAGCGGCACGGCGTACCCCAAGGGCACCCCGCGCCAGCCGGTCAACAGCCTGACCGATGCGCTCAGCATCGCCAATAACCGCGGCTTTGACGAGATCCACATCATCGGCGATGCCACCATTCCGGTGGGCCCCGACTTCAGCGGGCTGCGCTTTGTCGGCCAATCGGCCACCCGCACCGTGCTGACCATCCCGGCCGCGGCGACGGTCGACGAGTGCGAGTACCTGGACGCCTTTGTCACCGGCACCCTGGACGGTCAAGCGATCATCGAGCGGTGTGTGGTCGGCACCCTGGACCTGGTCAGCGGGTTTATTTACCTGTGCGGCCTCCAGGGCCCGATCACCCTGGGCAGCGGCATACAGGCGAATTTTCTGGACTGCTTCAGCCTGGTCGCCGGCGGCGGCTCCACCCCGGTCATCGACCTGGGCGGCAGCGGGCAGGCGCTGACCATCCGCAACTACAACGGCGGCATCGAGCTCAGGAACAAGACCGGCACCGACGCGGCCAGTGTCGACATGGCCAGCGGGCAGGTGATCATCAACGACAACTGCACCGGCGGTGCGATCACCCTGCGCGGTGTGGGCAAGTGGACCAACAAGGAGACCTACGCCGGCACCACCGACGTGGTCGACGAGATGATCTACGGCATCTACCAGCGCGACATGTGGCAACTGATGGGCCTCGACAAGAGCAACCCGCTGACCGTGACCAAGACCAGCCAGGCCGCCGGTGGCGTCAATCAGACCATCAGCGGGGATGGCGAGAACACCTCCGTCGTGACGAGGACCTGACCATGCACAGCCCTACCCCCGGTCACCGGGCCGCCCTGAAAATCTGGTTGTCGATGGTCGCCGCCCTGGCGCTGACCTGCTGCGCGGTGCAACAAGCACCCCGAACCACGCTCGAGACCGTCGCGTTCAACTACGCCACCATCGAGAGCCTGAGCAACACCGTCGCCTGGCGCGTGCGCCGCGGTGAGATCACCCCCGCGAAGGCCGCCAACATCAAGCAGGTGCTCGAGGAGGCCTTGCGCATCAACGGGGCGGCCGAGACCGCCTACCGTAACAACCAAAGCGATGATGCGGCCGGCTACCTGCGCCTGGCCAGCGAGATGATCGCCCAGCTGGAGGACATGCTATGACGCCTGTCGAGATTGCCGCGCTGCTCAACGGCGTGATGAAGCTGGGCATCGCCTGGGCCGAGTACGGCGCCCTGATCGACCGGGCCCGGCGCCAGGGGCGTGAAGTCACGCCCGAGGATGTAGCAGACCTGGGCCGGCGCGCACGCGTCGCCCTGAACGGACTCGGCGACGCGATCGCCGAAGCGGAACAAGCCACCGCAACGGAGACCCCCGACAATGCGACTACCAAACCCTGACCTGTATCCGATCACCCCGATCCAGCCCAAGATCAAGGCGGTCGGTTTTGCCGCCGGCATCACCACGGTGCTGATGTGGCTGGCCGGTTTCTTTTGGCCCGAGCTGATGGCCACCGCGCCGACGGGCCTGGAGGCCGCCATCACCGGCATCATTACCACGATCGCCGGCTGGGCCACGCGCAACCCGCCGCCGCCGCCGGTTATCCGGCCGTACCATTCGGACGTCTAGGTCTGAGCGATGGGCCTGCTGGCAACCCTGCCCAGGGCAACCAGGGGCCACCTGGGCGCTGCCAATCGCGCACTGACCCGCGCCACCCGCGGCTACCTGCAGATCGCCGGTGTCGCCCGGCGGCGTGTCAGCGGTGGGCTGTTTGCGCCCGAGCTCCCCGAGACCGAACCCTACCGGCGCCTGACCAGCGTCCTGATCATCGGCCTGGACGGCAACAGCGACCTGGCCTTCGGCGATCGGGACGATCGCATCGAGGTTATGACCGGCCGGATCTGGCTGGATGGAGGAACCACCTTCACACCGGGACGCCAGGCGCCGCGGTTGCGCGTGGTCGACAGCATGGAGTCGGCCAGCGCACCCACCCCGTCCCCCACCGCGGCACCGGCCCAACCTGAAGGTGAGCCCGAGGCCTTGGTCGCTCCTGCCAAGCGCCAGCCAGATCCCCGGTCAACCCATATCGCCCTCGGCGGCGGCCTTGTGTTGGCCAGTGAGAGCCGCGCCCAGGGGGGTGAGGCGCCAACACCTGTGCGCGCCGATCTCGCCGGAGGCAGCCTGTGGTTGAGCGGTGAGACCCGTTTCCGTCGATTGGAGATTGACGTGCCGGGCAGCAACAGCGACGAGGAGCTCGCACTCATCATCGCCATGCTCGAGGAGCTGCTGTAAGTGGCCGAACCCGCCAACGCCTCGATCCAAGACACCCTGATCGGCAACCAGGTCGACCTGCTGAAGCTCGAAGGCACGGTGCGCACCGATGTGCTGGCCGTGCTCAAGGAGCTCGAGACCGACATCGTCAAGCGCCTGAACGCGGTCGACCCCACGGCCCCGGCGCTGACCGTCTACCAACAGACCCGGCTGGAGAAGCTGCTCAAGCAGGTGCAGAAGGTCACCGGCTCGAGCTTTGCCAAGGCCCGGCGTGTGACCAACGCCACGCTGGAGCAACTCGCCGCCCTGGAGAGCGGCCTGGTCTCGGGCGCCTACGATGTCGCCCTGGGCACCAGCCTGGGCGTACCGACCCTGAACCGCCAGATCCTGCAGGAGATCGTCAAGGACGGGCTGATCCAAGGGGCGCCATCGAGCGAGTGGTGGGCCAAGCAGGCGGCCAACACCCTGGACAGCTTCCGCCGCGAGATGCGCATGGGCGTGCTCGCCGGCGAGAGCATCGGTCAGCTGACCACCCGGGTGCGCAAGATCATGGACGTCACCCGCCGCCAGGCCGAGGCCCTGGCGCGCACCAGTGTGCAGAGCATCAGCAACCTGGCGCGCCTTCGCACCTACCAGGAGAACGCGCATCTGTTGAACGGCATCCAGTGGATCAGCACCCTGGACAGCCGCACCACCGACATCTGCAAAGGCCTCGACGGGCTGATGTGGGACACCGAGCTGCAGCCGATCGGTCATGACACCAGCTTCCCCGGCCCGACCGCGCACTGGAACTGTCGCAGCACCCAGGTCCCGATCACCAAGAGCTGGGACCAGCTACGCACCAGCTCGAGCGCCAAGGCCAAGGCCTTCGCCAAGAAGGCCGACCAGGCCGGCAGCGGTGCCAGGAGTGCGCTCGACGGCACCATCCCCGCCTCGCTGAACTACGAGGAGTGGCTGCTGCTCAAGGAGAAGGCCGAGCCCGGCTTCGCCCTAAAGAGCGGCGCACTGACCCCGAGCAAGTACGCGCTGTGGAAGCAAGGCAAGCTGAACTTCAAGGACCTGATCGACCAGAGCGCCAACCCGATCACGGTAGCCCAACTCCAGGAGCGCCTGAAAGACATCATCCCGAGCACCGCCCTGCCCGCGGCCGCCCTGCAGGCCCAGCAGACCGTGGTCGCCTCCTCGGGCGCCTTCGGCAGCAAGACCTCCCAGGCCGCCGCGGAAAGCCAGAGCGCCAAGGCGGTGATGGAGGCCCGGGTGGAAGCGGCCAAGCAAGCGGCCGCCGTCAACGCCAAGGCCGATGCCCAGGCGACCTTCAAGAGCTACACCAACAAGGCCACGGCACCGAGCAGCTATCACTTCAACGCCCTCAAGACCCTGACCAAGCAGAAAGGCGGGGCGTACATCGACGACCTGCGCAAGAACGATCCGATCGCCCTGGTCGCCCAGATCGACAAGATGGCCGCCGCCAAGAAGCTGAGCGTCGACCTCGCTCACTACAAGCAGGCCGTGGTCAAGGGCAAGAAACCCTCGGCCGCCGCCCAGGCCGCCTTCGAGACCCTGCCCGATGTGGCCCAGAAGGATGTGCTCGACAGCATCAAGATCAAGATCGCCGAGATCGAGGCCAAGGCCGCCGCCGAGAAGCTGGCCGCCGAGAAGGCCGCCCAGGCCGCCGCCGCCAACGAAGCGGCCGCCGCGGAGATCGCCGCGATCCTGGCCAACCCGAAAGGCAAGACCAAGCTGGCCAAGGCCCTCACGGACGCGGCCAAGGACCCCGAGCTCAAGAACCTCAGCCCGGCCCGGCAGCTCGCCGCCGCCAAGGAGAAGGCCGCCGCCATCCAGGCCCAGGCCGAGAAGTCAGCGACCCTGACCGGCTACAAGAAAAAGGTCCTGAGCGGCGAGAACCCCACGCCCAAGCAGGCCGAGGTGTTCCTCACGCTGAGCTCTGACGAGACCTCCGCGCTGGCCGCCCAGATCAACGCCCTCGAGGAGTCGCTGGACAACTACATCTTCGCCAAGGCCTCCGGGCTCACGCCGACCAAGGCGCAGACCAAGGCCTTCAACTTCCTCACCCCCAAGGCCAAGAAGGGCATCCCGGCCAAGATCCAGGCGGCCAAGAAGGACATCGGTGTCGCCGAGGTCGAGGCGGCCCTGGACGAGAAGGCCCTGGTCGGCAGCTACAAGAAAAAGCTGATCGACGGCGAGGTACCGAGTGCCGCCGAGGCCAACGCCTTCAACAAGCTCGACGACGCCACCAAGGGCCAGATCCTCAACGAGGTCGACAGCGCCCAGCTCAAGGCCGCGCAAAAAGCCACCAAGCCGATCGAGGCGGCCGGTGAGGCCCCGGTCAAGCCCAAGCCGATCGCCCCCGAGCCCAAGGGCCCGAACGTCGACAACATGACCCAGATCGGCCCACAGAAAGGCTCCAACCAGGGCGGGCTGTTCCAGGACAAGGACACCGGCGAGAAGTTTTACCTCAAGTTCCCCGACAGCGAGGACATCGCCCGCAACGAGGTGCTCGCCTCCAAGCTCTACCAGGCCGCCGGCGTGGACGGCCCCGAGGTGTACCTGATCCGGCGCAACGGCAAGGTGGGCGTCGCCAGCCGCTTCGTCGACGGCCTCAAGGAGAGCAAGAAGCTGGTCACCAACGGCAAGACCCCGGGCATCGCCGACGGCTTCATGACCGACGCCTGGCTGGCCAACTGGGACGTCGCCGGCCTGAAGTTCGACAACCTGGTGATCAAGAACGGCAAGGCCTTCCGCATCGATGTCGGTGGCGCCCTGCGCTACCGCGCCATGGGCGGGGCCAAGGGCACGGCGTTCAACAAGACCGTCGCCGAGGTCGACACCCTGCTCGACAAGGCCAAGAACCGGCAGGCCGCCGAGGTGTTCGGCGCCTTCGAGACCAAGGACCTCGAGCAGGGCGTGCTGCGGGTGATCGCCGTCAGCGACCAGACCATCAAGGACCTGGTCCAACAGTACGGCCCGAAGGCGGCGGCCGAGCGCACCAAGCTGGCCAACACCCTGATCGCCCGCAAGAACTACCTGGCCAAGAAGTACGCCAAGCTGACCAAGGAGTACAAGACCCTCCAGGCCCAGGCCTTGAGCGACGCCAAGGCCGATGTGGCCGGCGCCATCCGCGAGATCGACAACAAGGTCACCACGGCCATCAAGGGCATCGCGCTGCGCGCCGGCAAGAACGCCGACCTCGAGCCCAAGGACCTGCAGCGCGTCACCGATCTGGAGATCGAGCTCGCCGGCTTCATGCGCCAGCAAGGCCCGAAGCTGACCCAGGAGGCCCGCGATCAGATCGAGGCCTACTACGGTGCCTGGGTCGATGACCTGAAAGACGCGGTAAGCCCCGGCGCCGGCAAGCCGGCCAAGTGGAACGCCGGCTGGTTCGACGGCTACAAGGGCACGCCGACGATCGACGAGAGCGCGATCAAGGTCGACCTGGCGTTCCTGGGCAACGGGCGCGAGCGCATCAACAAGGCCGCCGGCCAGAAGATCCTCAAGGACGCCGGCGTCACGATGTCCAGCCATCTCAAGCCGGCCCGCGGCGCGTTCAAGGACCTGGACGATCACCACATCGCCGCGATCCGATCGTTCACCGGCAGCCACTACAGCACCATCAACCGCGAGCTGCGGCGCCCCGGCGTGTCGAGGCGATCGGCATCCGAATACGAGCGCCTGCTCAACCAGGCCCTGGCCTACTCGACCAAGTACGTCGGCGAGAGCACCCGCGGCATCCGGCTCAGCGGCCGGGAGTTCGATGAGTTCATGAGCGGCATTCGCGAGGCCTTCGAGAACGGCAAGACCTGGTCGGACAACGGCTTCATGAGCTCGAGCAAAGGCACCCAGGCGGCCTTCGGCGGCAACATCAAGCTGCACTTCCAGGGCAAGACCGGCGTGTACGTGCGGCCGATCAGTCACCACCCCAGTGAGAACGAGGTCCTGTTCGGGACCGAGGCGCGCTTCCTGGTGAACAAGATTGAGGAACGCGGCACCACCACCCACATCTACTTCACCGAGGTACTGCAATGACCGACCTGCTCGATCTGCCGATCGACATCCGCGAGAAGGCCCTGGCCCGCATGGGTCTCACCGAGGCCGAATACCGCGAGCAGCAAAAGCGCCGCGAGGCCGCGGTGGCCGAAGCCGAAGCCGAGCTGCCCGAGCCGCCCACCGATGACACGGTGCCCGAGAAGTTCAAGGACACGCCCAAGGGCATCGTTCACGACGACTGACCCCGGCTGTACCAATGTCCAATCGCGTGCTACATTGGCGTCAAATTTCTAGCGAACCAGGAGACCACCGACACCCATGACACTCAAGGCATTTGTAAGGACGCTCGAGGAGGTTCCCGAGCCCCTGCGCGAGTACTACAAACAGCAGGACGACGGCCGATACAAGTTTGATGCTGAGGATGTCGAGGACGTAGGCGGCCTGAAAAGCGCCCTGGAGCATGAGCGGGCTGATCGCAAGACAGCCAAGGAAAAGCTTCAGGAGCTGACCGATCAGCTCGACGGCGTCGATTTGAAGCTGGCGAAAGACCTTCTCAAAGAGCACGAGAAGGGCCAGCGCAAGAAGATGATCGACGAGGATCGGGTCGAGGAGCTCATCAACAGCGAGGTGGAAAAGCGCATCACCAAGATGCAGGAAAACCACCAAACCGAGATGGGCTCCCTGAGCGAGGAGCGGGACAAGTTGAAAAGCCGGCTGGAAGTCGTGCTGATCGACAACTCGCTCACCACGGAAGCAACCCGGGCCGGGGTCCTGGCCGAAGCGCTTCCAGACGTCATCCGCCGAGGGCGGGAGCGATTCCACCTCGAAGGCGACGCGGTCGTCGCCAAAGATGGCGAAGGCAACATCCTCTACGGGGCTGATGGCAAGAGCAGCCAACAGCCCGGTGAATTCATGGATGAACTGAAGGCGGGAGCAAGGCACTTGTTCCAGCCCTCGAAAGGCGGCGGTGCCGGCCGACAATTTAACTCCGGGCACAGTGGTGCTGTGCAGGGCAACGAGAACGTCCGCGGACTTGAGCGCATGCGTCTCGCACGCGAGTCCTAGCGCGATCGCGGTCGACCTGAAACAGCAGTCCCCTCGATAACGAGGGAACGGAGGCAACAATGGCACTGCTCCTGCAGGAGGCGAGTAAGCTCGCCCAAGATCAACTACGCGCCGGCGTGATTGAGGTTTTCGCTGAGAACTCAGTGGTCCTCGAGCGGCTGGATTTCCTGAACATCCGCGGCAACGCGTACACCTACAACCTCGAGGGCACCCTGCCCGGCGTCGCGTTTCGTGGCGTCAACGAGAGCTTCACCGAGTC